AAATCAAGATAGACCGCATTTTGTCCGGTTGAGCCTACAGGACCTGATATTCTTGTCGGCAGCGACCAAAGAGTGAGCCTCTGTCCGTTACGCCAGTCCGACGTTATCATCCACAGGAATTCGCTTTCGTCAATTACAGGAGGTGTATCAAGCCAGTTGTCGCCGGGATTGTCCGTATCCTGACCTGCAAATTCTGGCGCCGTATTAACCGACGCGTTTTTTGCGAAACGGTGATCGGCGTACTTGCCGTCAATTACAGTTCTGTCATTACCTTCCGCATTTTTAAACCGATCGACATTGACGGCGGCTGGACCGATTGAGACTGCGTTATAAGTGTATTTTTCTTTATCGCAGTCATAGGTGTAAGATAAAATAAGCGAATCAGCTTGAAAACCCGATATCCCGCTGTTGATTGTTTTAAATGTTCCCGGATTAATAAATATGTTATCTGTCGAGAAAGTAATTGAACAAGTTGATTTTGAAAAGAAACGAAATAGCGCTGTTGCCAGAGCTTCAGCATCATCATTGGTATAAATATATTCGGCTTCTGTTGTAAACGGTCTGTCTGATGCGGCGCCGGCGGTCACTACACATTCCTTGTTGCGGTAAATTGCGTCCGCGCGGATCGCGAATTGCCTGAGTTTAGCGTCGGCGCTGCCGTTATTTCTTAATCTTACGGAGGCGCGCAAGGTTTCAAACCCTGTGCGATCTATGCTTAACTGTCCTTCCCAGTCCTGTACAATTTGATGATTATACGTATAGAGCAATTTGGTTTCTTTGGATCTGCGGAATTCCAGTTCGCCGTTATACTTTTTTCTGCTTTCCGCAAACCCTGAAGCAAAGGACTGATAAACCTGCCCTTCAGTTTCTTCGATGACCGGCGATGAGTCAAACGGGTAATACACTCCGGGTTGAATAATGACAGGCGTTGGCGAATTATCCGAATCATAACCAAATGATTCAAAATATATTTGCTCATTAGTTTTGGTTGTGAGAGTATTATAACTTACACGTACTGCGTCAAAGCGTTTTCCGGTCTTCTTTATTTGAACGCCTGACAAAATGCTGTTATCATCAAGTTGATCAAAATGTTCCGGTATAATCCCGAAATTAAAAAAACAAATACGGCCCAATGCGTTAAAATAAAACGCCAATTTGTATTGATAACATAAAATATCGAATACTTGTCTATAGTTGTGACCGGCGGGCATTACAAATGCTGCTATAGTCACAGACGGTATATTTTCTGCGTCTAGTGTAAGACCGCAGTCACCGGCAAGTTTGATAAGTAAACTGTTTAACGGTATGCTTAAAAAAGCGATTTCAGTATCGGTAATTATATTTAACTTTGATGTATTATCATTTATTGTTAAAGATAATTGCCGGATTGGATAAGGCCTCCCATCATCTGTCCATGATATATCGGTACTTGCCGTTCCTGTAAAGAGTACTGTACCGTTGTTATCTGTAATTTTTGCGGCTGCTTCTTTTTGCTCTACCATAAAGGCAAAGAGATCCGGATCATAAACCATTTTTACATCGCAGTAATCTTCGCGATGTTGTAAAGAATCATTGCAAATTCCGCGGTTAATAATGCAGGATGAAGGTTCGACAGTAAGTGTTTGACCGCCGGCGGACAGAATAACACGAACATTCATAAATTCTCCTTACGCCGGCAACGGACAAAAATCGCCGGATTCAATTCCGGCTGCGATTGTTTTGTAAACAACAGCGGATAGATCTCTTTCCGTTGTAACGCTTCCTGCGACATTTATGTTAACCGTTATCGATGCAGCATTGCCGCTGCTATTTTTCCCACTGCGTCCAACAAGCGCGTACTCTCCGGATCTAATCCCATCGTTAAAAGTGCGCGGAATTATTCCTTCGCCCTGATGTATAACGGCGGTCATGTCAAACGGCACAAAGGGAGTGCCGCTTTCAAATTTAAATAAATTTTTAAAAAATTTTGCTATTCCATCTAAAAAATTATCAGAACCATAAGAATTAGAATCTTTCCCAATGTCAGGCTTTATTATTAAATCTGGTACAGTAACTGATGGTATTGAAGGTATTGTTACATTTACAATTTTTTCAAGGGTTTTCTTCTGCTCCGGTGTCAATACTGCGTTTGTATTATTTTCGATTGCTTCTAGTTTTTTCAGCATTTCATTGTTAATATCAATTAATTTAAAATCCGCGGCGCTCTGGTATTTTTCCGCCTGTTTTTCATACTCCGCGCGGTTTAATAAACCTAGCTCATACTGCTGTCTAATTGAGCTTATCTGCGCGGAGAGCTCATCACGTACCCGATCTTTTTGCCGTTCATACATTTTAGTAATTTCTTCTTTTCGGCGTTCCATCTCTTCGGCTATTTCCTGCGCAAGAGTACCAATGGCTGATAAATATTCAATTTTCTTTAAATTTACAAATGGCAGTACATTAAGCGCGTCAAAAATGGCATTAATCATTTTTATGATAGCATTTCCAAACGGATAAATAACATTGTTATATAGCCATTCAAAAGCATTTCCCAATGCGTTTAAAGGTATAATTAATATTTTATTAATTCCTACCAATGCTTTTAAAGTACTAGAGAGCACACCAATGACAGGAGCAAGCACATTGCCTATAGCTACTCCTATTTCCAGCAAAAGATTCACAACATCCGCAAAAGCGCCGTTAATTAAAGGACCTATGACAGACATAATTCCTTCTACAATGGTACCTATAAAATTAAGCACTTTATTGACATTCTCAAGTTCTAACACAGCTTTTACAAGAGATTCAATAAACATTGTGACAGGATTTCCGCCGGCTATTGCCTGTCCTATTTGAGTACCGGCAATGTTTTCCATTATCAACGCGCCTGCAAATTTCATAATATCATTATTTTCCCTTGCGAGTTTTTTCTGATATTCCCATTCCTTCCTGTAATTCTCCATGCGAAGTTCATGCGCTCGCATTATTGTTTCGCGTTCAAAGTCTCTTTTCCGCTCATCATAGTGTAAATTGAGAGCTCCAAGTTCGGCGATATATGAGACATGTTCATCATAATTTTCGCTAAGAGCTTTTGATGCGTGTTTATTTAATTCATCGATAGATTTTTTCTTTTCGTTTTCGATAAGCGCAATACCGGATTTCATTTTATCCTGCCAGGCAGTATTGAATTCGATAATATCTTTCTTTTCCAGATCAGCGCGTTTGCGTCTGTAGTATTCGCGCAATGCTTCCAGTTCGGAAACATACGCTGCGTTATTTTTAAAATCACCTTTAAATATTTCATTTGCTTTTTTATTAAGCGCTTCAATTGCTTTTATTTTCTCTGCTTCCAACGCTTGAAGTCCTGTTTTTAATTTGTCAGCCCATTCTGTCCCAAAAGCTTTTACAGATGATACAGCTATATCGCCCATTGTTTTCTTCACTTCAATAATATTTGTTTTTAATTGGTATGCTTTAAACTTGGCGCTATCAAGAGCTTGCTGTAACTTTTCATATACAGGATTGTCAACAATAAATATATCTGTCCAGCCTCCAACTTTTTCTTCAACTTCAATTTTTTTCGGTGTTTTGCCCAATAACATTTGCAGCTGTCCGATTTCTCTCTCCGCATGCGCCAATTGTGCTTCTGTAGCTCTTAAAAAATTGCTCTGCGCCGCAGCACCCATATCATAGAGAGCTGCAGCGTATTCCCTCGCCGCGTTGGCGGCGTTTTGTATAGCGTCCGCTTCCTTTTTCGCTGCCAATGCTCCGTTGTGTGATTCTTCTGTCGCTTTTTGCCGCGCTGACGCATAAGCTACAACAGCAACTGTGGCCGCTGTTGCCGCGACTATCCCCGCAATCATTAACGGATTTGTCACTGCAAGAGACGCGTTAAACCCCATCTGCGCAGCGTAAGCGAGCCATGTCTTAACCGCGAGAGCAGCTTGCTTTACCGCCATCGCCGCAAGATATCCCGTAAGAAATACAACTGCGCCTGCAAGGATACCTTTAACAAGGGGACTGTCATTAATCGCGTTTACTAAATTTGTAAATATTTCCAGCGCTTTTGTTGTTATTGGCAACAAGGCTTGTCCGTAGGATGCAGCGAGTGAGTTCACAGATTCTTTTAAACCTTCCTGCATGGCGGCAAGGCTCTTTGAACCTAATTCCATGCCGCCGAAATATTTCCCGCCTTCCGCAGTAAGACGGTCCAGCGCTGCCGTAAAATCCCGAAAGCCTATCTGTCCTTTACTCACCATGTCCACGATTTCTTCCTGCGTTACGTTAAAACCTATTGCAAGCTCTTTAAGAATCGGGACACCCTGGTTAAGGTAAGTATTAAGCACCTGCATGTCGACTTTACCTTTCGCGGATGCTTTGGAAAACGCGTCGATATAACTTGAAAACCTTTGCGAATTACCCTGGGAGAGATCGCCGAACTGACGCAGCCTTTCATTTATTTGTGTTAGAGGAACGTCGGCGGACAACAGCACATTTACTGCCTGTTTTGTCGTATCCAGGGCGAAGGGTGTTTTATCATTGAATGCTTTAATTTCATTGAAAAGCCCTGCGCCGGCTTCCATATCGCCTAACAGGATGCCGAATTCGTTTCGCGCGGTCTGGAAAGCGTCAGCCTGTGCCAAAGCGAAGCTTGTTAAGTCTTTAACCTTATCTACCGTTTTAATAAGCGCAACGGCAGCGGCAGTTTGAGTAACAGCGCTTTTTAATTGTCCAAAGGATCCGGATGCTGAATTTGCTTCTTTCTGCCATTGTTGAAAAGTTTGTGCTACTTCTTTTGAATCGTTAGCAAATGATTTAGCTTGAGCCGTTAAGTTTTTTACATCCCCGGACAAAGTTCTCACTTGTGCGATTGCCTGCTCGGCGAATATTTTTATCTGCAGCTCAAGCTGTTTCTCATTCATCAGTTATTTTCCCGCTCTTTCTTCAAACTCGCGCTGTTCCCATAACGCGGCTTCGCGCTTAAAAAGCAAAATCGCTTTTATCATCCATTCCGGCTGCTGCGCCCATCCGCCCGCAAACGGCAGACATCCTAACTCTTCGCTTGTATAATAAATTTCGTAACACTGAAAAAACTCATCTGTAAGATAGGCGTCCATGTCACTGAAGCTGATAAAAATATGATCGCCGTTTTCATCAATAACCCCTGAATTCCAAAGTTTTTCTTTTTTGCGTCCATGGCGAAGTTGAGCTTTATGCTTACCGGATCGCCAAATCCGGTAAGCAATTGCTAGTTTTTTTCGTCAACCGCCGATGCGTTCAACTCTTCCTTGAAAATTCCAACCAGCTCTGTTACAAGCGGTTCAAAACACAACGGCGCTTTGAGGAGATCGGATGCGTCGCAGATGTACTTTACATCCTTGCCGCCGTCATCGTATTCCGCCCCGGAAATCTTGATGATCATGTTTTTTAAATACGCATCATCATCAATTTTTAATTCGACCTTCATGCCGCGGGAACGTCCCGCCTCGTCAAAATCGCCGATCGCTACAGGCTTCGCGACGATTTTGTTTTTAAGCTCGATCGTCGGCGCCCTGTAGGTTACGACAATTTGTTCCGATGACGGTAATTCCTTGTTTCCGCTGAACTTCGGAATATAGGTTTTTTCTTTGTTTATTGTTTTTCTCACGGCTGCACTCCCGAATTAGGTTCAGTCGTAAGAGGGATATCGGTCGTATAAAAAATAGGATCGATGCCTGTCAGTTTGAAGTTGCTGTCAAAAGACTGCGCCGCATTACTCTGACCGCCGAAAGATATTCCGTAAAGGTGGATCTGCCCGAATACAAAAGCCTCCGTTTCACCCGGAACATTTGTTTTGTTGATGTAGCCGACAAAATACAATGGCTTGTCCCCAACTTCGGTGACGGTTACGGCGTTATCACTTTTGCGGACCGTCTTCATCATCTGGTCGACAAGCCCGCCTTTGCGATTTGTAACGCCGAGAGTAAAGATCATATTCATGGTGCCGTTCGCGTCGCGTTTACCGGGGCGGAATTTCTTGTAGACATCTTTCAGCCTGGTAACGTCGATCTGGTCTTTTGTTACATCAAGTTTAAAGCCTGTAACATCCGCGGCTTCTTCAAGCAGTATCCGGCGCGCTTTATCGCCATTCTTTAATACTTCGCTGCCGTCTGCCGGATACGCTTCACCTACTTTCATCCCTGCGGGAAAAAAAGAATCCGCAGCTATAGCAGTAATGATGTAAATGCCTGCTTTACCGAGAGTTTTAGCGTTGTCACCTGTTACTTCTATGTCCAGGCCGTCGCTTGTGAATACAGCACCATCATCGCCGATCAAAGGTTTTTCTTTTGTCATTATTTTTCTCCTTCTTTTTTGCCCGGTTTATTCGCGACGGGATTTGTTTCCGCCGCTCCGCTGGAAGCTTCGCTGGAAGTTCCATTTTTTACGGATTTAACCTTATTAGTTTTACCGTCTTTTTTCTCATACTTGGTTGTGTGAGTCATTATTCTTCTCCTTGTGGGAATGTTATTATTACGAACCGATCATCCTGCACATCCTGCACGGTGATCGAATCCGGGCTGTCTATAAAACTGTCTTCTTCGCTGACACGCTGCGTGATACGGCTGTTTGGAATTAATCTTGGGCCCCAGTCTTCTAATACTTCGAGCCTCAAATTGTCTGACAACAAATAATCATCAAGCGCCTCTATGGCTTCGGTTGCCTGTTTAAGACCTGTCATGCTTTCCGCTCTGCCTTTAACGGTTACGCGCACACGAAGCGTTCTGCTTTTTTTGCCGGCAGGCACAACATCCGGTATAAAAGTTTTTAAGAGGCTTACTTTGATAATGACACCGGCTTCATCGATAGAGGACGGCGTTACCACAACTTTTGTTTTAAAGCTACTTGTGCCGCTTACATTGCGTTCAAGCTGTTTCGCGAACATTTCCAAAGCCTCATAACTGTTCAAGCGCACTTCCAACCTCCTGCATTATTATCTTCATGTCATGATCGTTTAAAAAGAAAAACGGACGCGCCGGAATTTCAACAGATTTTTTCAGGTAGAAAATTACAGTGTTCACATACTGCAGTTTTCCTGATTCACTCCGCTTTTTCTTTTTTGAGCGAAATACCATTGTCCGCCCGATACGAAAAACAGAATAACCATCCGCTTTTAATCCTTTTAAGACATCAGTTGGACTGTAACCGTAACGCCGCTGTAATTGTCTGGTTCCCGCGGCAGGTATCCAAAGCCAATTTTTTTTGGCGTTTATAACTCCGCCGTTGTTTTGTATCGCTGCGTACGGTTTGTTAGTTCCAACGCTTACGGTTTTTTCGTCAATCACTTTGAAAGTAATTGAATCACGCAAACCGCCTGTGTCCTGCAAGGGGCGTCCCGGTCCCCGATATGCTGCAGTTGCCGGAGACAACGGCGCGAAGCCGTCTCCCTTATGTATCTTGCCGCGTATCATGTCCGCAGCCATGGCGCCAATAGTTTCAAGTTTGCCGGGCTGTTTTAAAGACGCGGCAAGCCTGTCTAACGCTTCTAACGCCATGCGTCTTTAAAACTCTTGCGCGGCGGCGGTTTCGATACAGCGGCAGCCGTTCCTTTTTCCGGCGCCGTATCGGCTTCGGGAAAGTCACCCCAAGCGGCGCGAATAATATCACGCGCTTTTATACGATACTCTTTGCCGGCTTCCTCATGACCTAACGCTATGTGCAATTCGTAAATCGTATGGATCAACACACATTCACGCACCACATTGTCATCAAAGTTATAAGGCACGCTTAAACGGCGAAGGACAGTACCCATATAGATTACCGCCCGGGAGATTGCACCCCAGACGGTATCATCCGATCCGTCAGAGAGCTGTTTGTATAGATTTTCAGATAACCTTTCCGCAACTTCCACAGGCGTAATTGGATCCCCTAAAGGATTGAATGTTGCCATAACGGCTTCCAATTCCGGCGGTGTTACGGAAGGAATGTCTCCTATACCCAGCTCTTCCATTGTTATGCCAATACCTCCGCGTCCCTGATTGCGTCCACATTCGGGATCGGCATCGGGCGTGATTGCGCGATAAGCTTGAGAGCTTCCGGGTCTTTTTCTTCGACCGTGTCAACAAAGAACGGAAGCCCTGCATGGCTTGCCGCGAACGAATCAAGCGAGCAATACGGAAGGCTGAAAGAGTCATCCTTCGCGATTGCCTTAATGGTTTTCGCGGGGATGGCTTTNACGTTTGCCTTGGTTTTGTGATCGTAATACATCGCGTTACAGATAATGAATTTTGCATTACCTATAAGGACGTGATCCGNCATAACTTTGATGATGTCNCTGTTTTTGTTCTGCGCGGCAACGTTAACAAGCGCGGCGTAAACGTCGTTTCCGCAAAGGAATACGATGTCGGTTCCGTCCGATGTTAACNGCATGTCGCTTGTTATAGCTCCAATGTCAGCGACTATTTCTCCTGGTGTAATGCCTGCAGCATTCCATTTTTTCGCGATGTTTACTTTTTTGATGCCTTTGCCAGAGGTGAAATCAACTTCGTACACATCCAAAGAATTATCCGCCTCGCGGATCGCGTAAGAAATCTTGCCGCTTAAAGACTGTTGCGCCAAAGCTTCGGTTGTTTTGCGGACAATTTTCCGCAGCTTGTCAATTTTTCTGTCGATAAGCTGTTTAACCTGTTCCAATCCAAGCGAGCGCATTTCGTTTGCTTCATGGGCGCCTATCTTCAGTGACGGCGTGATGTTCGCGGGGTCAATCAGCTTTAACGCCGTTTTGTTCAAAGGCACGGCGTAAGATTGAGATCCCCTTGTAATCAAGGGAATATTTTTTTCCGGCAAGCCGAGATCCGCATAGGCGAGTTTATCCTTCGGATGGTTGAACCGTACCGATTCAGGATAAATCAAATCCATGATAAATGTGCGCATGGGCGGCAGCCTGTTTAAGGCGTTCACCAACATGTCAATGACAAAAAATTTTCTAAGAAAATCCCATGTATTCATATTAAAACGTGCCTCCTGTTACACGTAAACACCGACAGCTCTAAGAGCCGCGATTT